ATAAAATAAAATCGTTTTGTAAGGTCATGTAACGTTATCCTAAATCATGTAACCGACATCTAAACCCGCAATTGCGCTATTTTCGGCGTCTAAGCCGAAAAATGGCGTTCCGCTTGGCGAACTGATCGCTGGCGGTAAAACTTGCACCCCGGCCGAAGCTAAACTAAAATAGCCGTCTAAAAATAGCTGATTTATAACCGGGTTGCTTTGTGTTTGAGTTAAACCATAAAACATAGTGTTATTGCCAAAATCTTGGATAACCAAACCGCTTAATAAAGGATTTAACGCTGTGTAAAGTGCTGGAATTGTTCCATTCCATCGATTGAGCTTAATTTGTACTTCGACGAGCATTCGATAAATGTCATCGGGAATTTCTGTTAAGCCTTCGGTGGGATCAAATTCCCCTTGCATGCTACCTTGATCGAGGCCAAGTGTAGAAGAATCTAAAGCAAAATAAACACCGGTTATTGGCGTTTCAACATAACGAGCTACGCCAATAAGATTGCCTAATTTTGTTAATTGATCCCCTACAGCAGTAGCTAATTCAAAATACGCGGGTAAGCCCTGTAAAAATAAAATAGAATCAGCAAAGGGCTGAACAGATATTAAAACCGTATCTACTGCGTTGGGTTGCTGATTATATTCGGAAGTTAAAAGGGATAAATAATACTGAGAAGAATACGGCGTAATTTCCGTTTCTTGATCCCAATATGCGCCAGTATCCCAAGATTGGCTGCTGTCCCAATCGATAAATGTCATAGCACTACAATCGCCACGTTAGAGGCCGTGGTCACAAATTCTTGGTAAATCAATGGCGTTAAGTCTGCCGGAGCTAAACCTTGACCAACTAGACCTTGCTGAATATTAGTAATAACAAAGGTGCTGTTAACTTTAGCAGGCACGAATAAGTTATTCAAATAAGAAGGTTCGCCGGACACAAGCGCGTTGATATAGGCAGCAATCGCAGTTTGAATTGATGTACCCGTTTGAGCTTGATAGCCTGTTAATGGATTAATCGTGATTTGAACATTTATCGTTATCTCATCTAATTCATAATATGAAATTAAATTCGGTACGCCGTTAGAATCAAATACAACGTTTGAAACGTTCCCGAAGGAAGGAATTCCAGGCGGTTTTGTTGCCGCAATCGCGGCTGTCACAGTGGCTACCGTGCCGCCGCCAACGATCACCGCAAAGCTATTCGGCGGTACACCATTAGAAGTTAAATCCGTATCATTATTAAAATAAGAAACGGACGTAACGCCGCTAACGTTCCCAACCGCCGCAGCGATGGCTTCCATCGCGGTTAGCGAGCCTGTCGATACGGAAAGTTGCTGTTGCTGGACTAGCTGAGCATCCGTTTCTTGTGCGGCGCCTGGAATTGCGGCTTCAGCATTGGTCACTGTTTGCCAACCGGCTGTTGGCGTTAAAATATTACTCAAAGAATTCGGCGTGGCAGTTACAGCCCCGGCTGTGGTGCATGTCGCCGTGACTTGAATATTGCCACTCGCAGGGATAGTAATCGACGCAGGTAAATCCCAAACGGTTCCTAAATTTTGATTATCGCCTATCGAGCCGTTGTTTATAGGCGAAAAAGCGGTCCCGGTAATGGTAACAACCGCAGTCGAAAACGTAGCTGCTTGTCTTGTTGTGTCGCTTAACGCACAGATATTGTCAAGCATCGCACCGGTAGTGGTTATTATACCCCACGAGTTGTAAATAACTCCGATCATTTGGCACAAGTCGAAATACGCTTGTGCCTGAACAGCAAGCCATTGTCCGTCTAAGTCATCGGCCTCAATAGAAACATCGCTACCATAGATAGCTTGATAACTTTGTTGGTAGCCTAACAAAACATTGTTATAAGTAGGCAGCGTGATTCCGGTCGAACCTATAGTTGGGATAGGAATCGGTGAGCCGCTCATGAAGGTAAACTCGTGCTTATAGACGTTGAACCAAAAGCGGTATCAATATCTGCGTTAATATCAAAACTTCGAGCCGTGGCGTTTATACTACTAGAATAGCTCGTAATTTCATTCACATTGTCTGTGGTTAAAATTACATTTTTTATAACTAAATCTCGAACAAGCGGATTGACGTATCCAAAAATTTCCGTAAACCAAGGTGTTACGGCGGTAGTGTCTAAATACCATTCACCCGCGATCAATTTTAAGCGCGTAACAACTTTTTGACCTACGCCAGCGGCAGAATCAACATAGAAATTATTGAGGCCCTGCCCAAAAGTCATGTCACCAGAAGCCGAGAGCTTACGTACTTTCACGATTTACGTTCCTGGTGTAGGCGGCGTGTTGTTAGCCGTATGTTTATGGCCTTGCAAGGTCACGCTGTCTGCCGTTCCGAAACCTGCGGTTACATTGCCGGTAACAGTTACAGGCGCGTTGATCGCAATGGCAGAAGCCGTCATGACAATGCCAGCCGCGTCACTGAAAGATATTTTCGTGTTGCCCGATGCTGTACGAAATTCTGCGGCGCTTGTGTTGATGTTAGAGGGCACATTTGGAATACTGCGCACACCGGGAAAAAATATTCCATCGGTTAAATCGTGGTTACGAATATCCAATTGGGATTGCACACCGCCACTTTGCCACCATGCATCAATGCATCTATCAGCAAATACGAGCAAACCCTCATCATCTTTTTCTATTGGAAAAGTAAAAATGTAATTTTTATTTCCTGGAAAATATACTAAAGCTTTAGGTACAACGGGCGAAGGATTTATATCGGTCCAGTTATTATTTTGATCCCTATTTTGCATACGAATGGCGAGTTGCACTTGCGCTGTGCAATCTTGCGCGTTGAAAGATTGAACAATACCGGGCATTGCGCACCAAGTCTGCAACAGCGCCGTATCGATCATTTGTTGAATATAAGAATAAATATTTACGTAGCGTTCGCGTCTATCCATATTTCTGCACTAAATTGTTAGATTGATCGATAGCTAAGCAAATAAGATCACTGTACCAAGGATTTTTTCTTATACCGCCCGAATGCTCAACCACTACTACAGTATACAAGCCTGTTGGCTGTGTACTTGCAAAAAGCGTGTTGCTTTTATAATTCGGGTAGCCTGCGCTATAATTATTAGCCTGTGCTTGTGTAATTTCGTTATTATTCAATTTAACTGTATTGCCTATTTTTATTAACGGATTTAAAAGCGTCCTTACGGTTATGCCCTGTTCCGTCACTTCGGGTACGCCAATTTGCCCCGTGGTTGAATTTATTACAACAGCTTCGCCCGGCAAATAACCCGTAAGCGGCGCGGCTTTTAAAACGCCATTCTCAATCCACCATGTCGCGCCAGCCTTATCGGCTAAAGTACTGGCGTTTGCCATAGCGAGCCCGAATTGCACCTTTCCCCGTGGTAAAATACCACCGGCAGGAGCTAGTGCAGTTTGGACGCTTGCGTCACTTGAAACACCGTTATCTTTTGCAGTTTGAATAAGCGCCTTAACCGCTGCACTCATTGGCTGATTAGGCGCAATTACATTATTTACAAAACCATAACTTTGAAATAAATCAGCATCAAAAGCCATAATATCAATATAACGCGTGACATTTTCAAGCTTCCCGGATTTTACTTGTGCTATATTGCCAGAAAATATAACACCGTAATTCCCATTTTGGTATCCGGCCTGTAAAGACACTTGAGAATATTCTGTTTGAATACTTTGTACAGTAGAAGGCTGTGGGTTGAAAATTCTAATTACTGCAGTATTCGGCGCGGTAAAATCACCGGCACGCACAACGAATTCAACTTCTAACTGAGATAAGTCTAGAACTTGATTAGCGTTTCCAACAATTAAACCAAGTTTTCGTAAAAATTGGTTATTTGCCACAATTTAACCACTCGCAACCACGAACAATAAAAATCCAGTTTTGCCTAGGTCTGTTTTGCCAATTGGTGTATTTGGATTAGCAACATTTTGCGCGACGAGAGCGCCGCCAATCCCCAAATAAGCATACTGTTTAAGTAAATTAACTCCGGCAACCATAGGAATTCCATTTAAAATCGGATTACTATTTACATCATCAATATCTAAATACCATAAGCTAGCCAAAGCATTCCATCGAACCGTTAAGGAGTACGTGACGCCTAACAAGCTCACCTGAACATTTTGATTAGTATTGGTTAAAGGAATAGTATAAACAGGCATTAAAAATTTTGAGGAACTCCAGTTGTGCTATATAAAGCAGTGGTATTTATATTGTCCGCAGAAGATATTTGTTGCGTACCTTGTGAGGTTGGCGAACCATTCACAAGAGAGTCACTTTGATTAGAAGACGTGCTGCTTGTTGCCGCAGGCTGCGTGCTCGCAGTTGATGTGTTTACTAAAATAAGCTGCATACAAAATATTTCTAAAATTAAAGCGTTTTCAGTCTGCTCATTCGTTAATTCATTTATATATTGAATAAGCACATTGTTTAATGTGCGTTTTCCAGTAGTTACTGAAAACGGCGAAGCATTTTGCTGAAGAGTTAAAAAATTATTGTATACAGTTTGGACATAATTAGAATCGCCTTGGGCTTGCGAACTAGAATTAGAAAAACCCACAGTTAAAAGTGCTGTTATTGGATTTTTATACGCATGGTCGCTAATGACGGAACCAATTTCAATGGGATGTTTTGTAATAACCATTTCATCGCGATGGCGCTCAGAAATAGTTATGTCCGCAACAAACGGACCAATATTCCGGGACCTAACTAAACCCAAAGACGAGGAAGAATTAAAACCAGATTGAAAAGGAAAGGCTGCAGAGGAATCTGACACATAAATTACCTAAAATTAGCGCCTCGTACGGCTTGGCGTAATTGTTCGTCCCATCTATCCCGATTTAATAAACTCGCTGCATCATGCCAAATGCCAGAATCCGCGTTGCCTTGTATGTTTACCGTAACATTATGATCAACATCAAAATTCTGAACGTTCCCACCCGAAGGTGAAGAACTTCCAAAATTTTGGGCATACCAAGCTTGATATTTATCAGCACCGCGAGCGCCAACGTTATTCGGGTAAAAGAATGTTTCGCCACCGGCTGAAAACGTTGGGGCGTATAGGCCAACTCGGCTCGCTGCAAAGGCGCCGGAAGCGTTATCCGTGGCACCACGGCTTACATTAGAGCCGCCTAAGACTTTGTTCAGATTATCCGTAATCATCTCCAAAGTCCTGGCATTTTGCAAAGCTGACGGATTATAGCCAGCGTAATAGCCGCCTTCGCCCGTTGTTCGAGCTTCAAAACCTAAAGTCGTTCCCATCATGCTTGCACGATTCATCATGCTTTCAAGCACGGCTTGATTTGCAATGGGATTTAGATTTTCACCGGCTGAAATGGCCATTATTTTGTTGCGAAGCGCCGGATTAACCGCCAATTCTTGCGCAAATCTGGACCGGTCCAGCCCGCCAGGACTGACAGACTGGCTTTCCGTCCCGCCGCCCCACCCTGGAAAAGGCCCCGTACCGCCCGCGAAATTCAACCATTGCAGTGCTCGCGAAGCGTATCCGCTTTGCATCGCCGTGGCCGCGCCTTTTAAGACGGGCGTGCCAATATTTTCAGCGAGCCAGGAGCCTATCTTAGTCGCCTGGATGTCTAAAATATCGATTACAGTGTTTAAAGCGCGATTAAACTCAACAAAAGACTTACTTGACTTATCGGTGTTCAAGCCAAATTCTTTTAAGCGCTCGTTATGCACCCGGTACTGTTCGTTAAGTTCGTCAATATTAACCCACATTTGACGAAATTCATGCTCACCAATGCCTAATTGCTCAGCAAACTGTGAAGCAATGAAATAACCATTTTCGCCAAATCGGCCTTTAAATTGGTTGACAAGCCCTAAAGTCTCGGCTGAGCCTACAGCGCCGCCTCGATAACCGGGCAAGAAACGGCTTAAAAGGCCTGCTAGTCCCGGATTTGTTCGAACTGCGGCGCCCATGCTTTCAACAGCGCCTAGGCTTTGTGCTGCCGATAAACCGATCTGTGAACCGGCGAAAGCAAAATTAAATAAACCAGCGGTGCCCGGTTGGCCGAGCCGCCTATTCATATAGTATAATTCTTCGCCGAAAGCCGCAACGTTTGTTATGGCCCGAGCGGCGCCCGCCGCAATATTTAGAAATAATCGCTCTAAATTGAACATTGACGCTATATTCATCGGCGTGAGCTTATTCAGCTGCGTCAATTTTCCAATAACGCCCGTTAAACCCTGATCATAACCAATAGCGGCTTTCTGAGTATTAGAAAATACATTCTGAGTAGAGGTTAAAATAGTATTAAGTTTAGCCTGCGCCTCTTGCGCCTGCTTCATACCCTCATCTCTGTATCTAGTCAAAATATCGACAACGAATTTTTGACCAAAATTGCCTGTATCTGCCATTTATTCTTTAGTTTTGTGGAATTCCTTGATCCTGATTTGATTCTCAAGATCGATTAAATGGGCGTCAGAAATTTTAATAAGATCAATTAAATCCAATGTCCCGTTTTTCAAGTCAACATAATTCACATAGCGGGCAATTACAAGGTCTAAAATCCAGCCGTCTTTGCCCGGCGTGCGCACCAAATCTATGTCTGGATGTTCTCGATTTGACTTGAATCCTGTATAGTAAAAAAATCGGATAACTTATTAACCTCGATTACTCGCCAAACTAAAGTTAGCATATCGGTCAAATCAATGTCCTGAAACAGCATTTGACCATTTTTATACACCGGTTGCCAACTCGTTTTGACGTGTCTAAAAATTGAAGTTAAGGAAAGCTGGAATATTTCCTTTAAATCGTCTTTAGACATATTGGCAGCAAATGCAGCAAAGAACTTAGCAAAGTTCTGCGTAATAAGCTCTTTATCTTTTTGCTCGCCAACAGTGGCCAAGACCATAGAAAGCTTAGAAACTAGCGTTAATTGATCAAATACGTTTATTTTACGTATTTGGTAAGTTTTACCCTTTAATTCAAACGTCTGTACATCATTGATAGTCGTCATTTTGCTGGATTTCCGATACAAAAAACAAAACCGCCTTCAGCAGCCAGCCAAAAGCGGTTTACAAAACTTAAACGTAAAGCAGCATTGCTGGCGTGCCATTTTACGGCTATTTAGCGCGCGTACCCGAAGGGTAAAAGTTAAAGAGCTGATAAATCAGGAATTCCCACACCCAATAATTCGTCTAAGCTGCCACATAGGAAAGACCACTCATTCATAGTCGCGTCTTCTGCGTAAGTTATGACCGGCTGCCGAGAAAAGGCCACTGCCTCAGCAGATAACACGTCACCTTGCAGAATATCGCGAACACTTATTATATTTTGGCCCCAAAGCGATGGAGTAAGCCGTTGTTCTCCGTAAGACACAGAAAGATAATTGTTTGTAGGACTGGTTTTCAAGAGCCGGACCATAATACGCGCGGCATTCGAAGCGCGTAAACTGTGCATTGGCGTGCCATCGGCGCCGATGTCCAGCTTACTCTTATCGTCTAACATTTCAGCGGTAATGCCCTCTTTGGCTGTGCCGGCGCCATACCCCAAAGAAATGGCATCCCCATTATTATCAGTAAACGTTGCCGTTACGTCTAAAAAGGAATATGTAGTAGCCATATGAAGCCTTTAAGTAGTAATGTTTATTTGTACGCTCGCCGTGTTAATGGCGCCCGCCAATACTGCTGCAACTTGGAAAGGAACGGATTGCCGGTTAGCGCGCTGCGTAGCATTTTGACTTGCAACAATTGGTTGATAAACATACCATCCTTTAGGTAG